TACCGTACTCTATTATTTGACTACTAGTATTATTTGCTTTTACTTTGTAAAAAGATTCGGGCGTATTACTTACTAGGCTATCGCCACCGCTATAATTTATATCACAAAAAATTTTACTACCTAAAGCACCGCTAAAAAATTGACTTTCATAGGTATAACCTTTATGCTCTAGTATTCTATTTAATAAAGCCGAAAGTCTAATTTGTGGGCGTAAGTGCTCTATATCTATTCTATTATATTGTGGAAAAGGAAAGCCCGTTGTAGTAGGTACAAAAAACTCCGAGCTTTGACTAGTTGCCATACCCGTACCATAGTCAAAAAATGAATATACTAAGTCGCCGTTTGCTATACTATTAGTTGCGTAACTATTATGAATATTGTCTACTGTAGGGGTGTGGTCGTAAGCGCTATAATCTAGGTCGCTCATTTTAACGCCTTTAAGTTCGTCCATTAGTGAAACGTCAGCGCTATACAAAATTACTTCGTACTCGTAACTATTGCCGTCTCTTAAAAATACGTTTACTAATTGTAGGTAACCGCTAAAGACTTCTATAGTGTCTTGTAATAGGTAAGCCTCTGCTTTAAAGTAAGGGTTAAAATTACCGTTTGTACCGTCGTCGGCGCAATAGCTACCTACCATAAAGTAAGTAGAGAAATAGCTATCATTATTAGGTGTACTAGGTAGCCTAAAGTTATAGGTATGGCTACCCTTTGTTTTAAGGTCGGTAATATCTTTAAACTTAAAATCAGCCGTAATAGGTTGCCCTTGTAATACGTCTAGGTAAAAACTATTACCGTCTTTGTCTATTGCTACTAAAGTACTAGCCATTAAAATACTATATTATTGTTAGTTGGTACGCTATACCTAAAAGTTAACTGATAGCTTACTTGCTCGTATTGTTTACTACTATCAAATAGACGCGGCGGGGTTGTTTCTGGCGTTGCTTTTACTATGCTATTTACTGCGTTTATAGTAGAGTTTTCTAGTATAACCGCTCTCGCCGACCCGTCGTCATTTATATAACTAATTTTATTACTTAAAAACATATCTTTAACCTTTTGTATATCTCCGTCGCTTAAAAACCCCGTATTTACTGTAAAGGTTTCGTTAAAGTTTGTAGCAACTGTTTTTTCTCCTCTATGCGCTACGTCGGGTATATATCCTATTTCTTTATAATTTTTATTTGAGCTCGTAAGGTCTTCAAAATTACCGTCATAATTAAATACTGACCCTTTTATATTTGTAGGGTTACTACTTATATTATCTCTACGGAGCTCGGTAAATGTAATATATTCCCATACGCCAAAATTATTAATGTAGGCAAACCTTTGGCGGTTGTATTTTCTGCAAAACTCTATACCTTGTCCAAATGCGTTATTTTGTTTAAATCTTTCAGTCAATACAAATCTATATTGTTGACTTAATACAGACCCTACGCCCGCGCTAGTATCACTTGCGTAAATTTCGTAGTAGGCTAAAGTAGAGCCAAAACTTGCGGGTCTATTACCGCTATCCAATTTATTAAGATTTTGCGGGTAAAGTCCTATAGTAGTTATTAAACCCTCTGTAACTGCTGACGTTGTGTTAATTCCGCCTATAGATAAACTACCTAGTAAAGTATCGCTATCATTATAGTACCTTACTATTATAAAGTCTGCTATTTGTTGGTTAAAAAAAGTAGGTCTAAACATACTCATTGTACCCCAATCATAATATGAACAATATATAGTGTAATGACTACCGCCTTGAGGGTTTCGTAAAAAATTAAAGTTGTTGTTTAAAAATTCAGATTTAACGTCGTCTAAATAATACGGGGAATAATCTACGTTTATTAAGTCAGTAGCTTTGTCGTAACCGCATATAGCATATATATAACTAAATGATGAGCCCGCCGTTCGTTTAGTTGGTACTACCGTAGCGGAGTCGCCGTAAAAATCAAATAGTTGTGCCGATATTCTAAAAGTATTATTATTTACGCTTGTTAGAGCTTGAGTTGTAGCCGTAGCCTTATAGGGCATAGCGTGTATATTTTGTTTAAATTGTGCAATGTTTAAATTTGTTGCCCTTGTTGGTACTGTTAACGTTTGTTGTACGTCGCCTATATCTTTTATATGACTTTGTAATATTTTAGTAATATTTATAAAGCCGTAGTTCTCATTATTAGGTCTAAAAGTGTAAGAGTATACTGTACCGCTTATATTTAGCTCTAACAAAAACCTATAATTAAATACGTTCGCCGTTCCAATTTTATCACTACTACATGTTATTATTCTTTTGCCCGAGGCTTTTACAAAGTCTGAGTTGTTAAAATTTGAATTAGTTATTGCCATTACTCTACTATATCTTTAAAAGTTTTAAACGTGTCTTTTATCATGCCTTGCGCTAAGTCCATTACAAAGCGGTTTTTAGTTTCCTCTATAGCGTCTTTAAAAAAGTGCCTAGGTGCTATACCCTTATTAGCTATACTTCTACCTATCAAATACGATGCTTGCTTTTTTGCTTGTTCTGTAGGGCTTATAAATTGGTTAGTCTTTAAGTCTCTTAGTTTTATAGGCTTTGTATTTATCCACTCTTCAACTACCCCGCTAGCTAGGTTTTGGCTCTTAAATTTAAAAGGGCTTTTACTCGCTGACGCATAACTAGAGGTACTACCTTTTACACCTTGCTCTATAAAGTCGGCGTAAGGTTGGTTACTTGTAAAACGCATATTAAGAGTATTCTGACCTTTAACCAATTTATAGCTAAGACCTTTAGCTAGAGCTCCCGTATTATCGGTTATTCTAGCTTTACCCTCTATTTTCTTTTTTATTTTAAGGTTACGCTTTGCTCTTTTTACTACCTCTTTGGCGTATAAGTTCATAGCGTCAATAGTATTATTATCTATTACCCCTATTTTGCGTTTAGCCATTCTATAGTATTTTCTATTGTTGTATCGCTCATAGTACCGTTAGTATATATAACCTCTTGTACGTTAAAGTTGGTTTTTAATACAGTAGATGTATCTAGCCTATTGCCTATGTAAAAAGTACCTAACCCCGTTATATTGCCTATTGTAGTTAGTTCAGCGTATTCAGTACCACCGTAGTATAGACGTACTTTATTACTGTCTTGTATTTTAATAGCAAAAGTATACGGCGTATCTCTTATTATTGCGTTATCGTCTAATAGTTTTGGGTTGCCCGTTTGTAGTCCCGTTATATCGCCACTAGGGGACAAAGGCACTAAATAACCGTTTTCATTTTTTAACCCTATAACTCCGTTTGTTATAACTAAGTCAGCGTAGCCCGTAGCTGAAACTATAGAGAAAATTTTATTTGTGTCTCCCGTAAATTGGTTTATTTTAATAAAATAAATATCGTTTGAAGCTATTGTAGTTTGACTAGCTGTAAATACTACGGGGTCTATACCTTTAATATTAATAGCCTTATTTTTAAATTGATACTCTATACTTCCGTCGGTTGTTGTACTGCCAAATAATGTTCCTATGCTTTTACCGTCTATTATTGGTTTCCATTCTCTTACGTACTCATTAGTAGCGTAGTCTATATTACCCTCTTGTTTTTCTGTAGCACTATACCAAGTATAACCGCTCGTATTTAATTTACCTATAGGCGGGGTTGGTGTTTCATAGTCCCAACTAAGTAAAGGCATATAAGGTATATTACACGCCTCGCTTTCGTTAGCGCCCTCTATAGTCATTACAGTAGACCACCCTACTACGCGGTTATTGTAGTTACCCGTTATAGGGGTACAACTTAGAGCGTTACCCGTTAGCTTTGTGTCTGGGGTTACTATGCTACTACCTTTTAAAAATTCAGTTTGTAAGTCTTGTAATATTTGGAGCGTATTAGATAGGGCGTATTTTTCGTTATCCTTGCGCTTGTCTTTATCGTCTACTATTTCTATTAACATTATATTAATATCGTAGCTTATTACTCGCTCGTCTATATTTGCACCCGTAACGCCAACGTGTAATAGTGGGTACTCTTCTATTTTCTCTAGGTCGGCGTCGTCTATATCGCCAAAGCTAAAGCTATTTATTTGGGTGTGCTTATTAGCGACCTCTTTAAAATACTCTATTATTCCGTTGTACGTTATCATTTTTTTTACGCTTGCGTTTTAGTTCTCTGTTTTTATCTATATCGTAACATAGTTTTAGTAGGCATTGTTTAAACGGTAGCTTTGTTATATCGTCGTATTTGCTTACGTCGTTATTAGCTAAACTATCTATGATACCAAACCACCCGTAGGCTCTGGCAACGTCTGACCCGTCGGGGTCGGTGTTTCCACTATAGAGGCTTGAAAAGTTAGCAAGCACTTGCTCCCTAAATTGTAAAAAAAAACCGTAAGCCCGTTTACTACGTCCATATTAACCGCCTTAAATTTCTCGGCGTTCGCTTGGTGTCTAACCTCGTACGGCTCTATATTATATTTACCGTTTTCCTCTTCCGTTATTGGTCTATATAATACTGCTAATACTTTATGAAAACCTCCTATATTTTCTTTGGTAAACTCTTCAACGTCTACATACTCGCCAAAAGTCATACTATCCAAATTAGGGTGCATACCATAGGTTACACCGTCTAACTGTATTTTATTTATTAAGGCTTTGTTAAGCTCTACCTTTATTAGTTTGTTTAAACTGTTATATACTGTTTTTAAGTCCTTTAGTTTAAAACGCTTTACTACTTCCGTAGGTACGTTACAAAAGCTACTTATAGTATTATATATTACGTCGGTAGGGTCTTTACTCTCGCTAGTTTCTACGTAATTTTGGTAGTTACCTAGTGTTACCTCGCCCCAATTTTGGGGTACGTTTAGTATTACTTCTTTTTTCATTCTATATATACAAAGGTTATTTTAGTTAAAAGTTATTAAATTATAGCATAGTCGCCGTAGTTACCTTTAGCCTCATACCACCACCGCATTATTATAGCGTCTGCAAAGTCGGGGCTACGTCCTAACTTACTCTTTACTATATCTTTACTCTCTATAGCTAGCTTTTGGGTGTCCTTGTCTACCTTGTCGCGTTTAACTACCTCTAGCTCTTCTATTATCTCTTTACGGTATTTAGTGTTAGTTATGTATACCCTACCGTTATTTACGTCCTCGCTAAATTTAAAGTAGCATTGTGTTTTAAGGTTTTGGTAGTTCTGACCCTTTAGAGCTTTCGACCCGTTTACAAATGATACGCACCCGCTTAACATATCTACCACGCCACCCCCTACGCCGTCCGCGTCTATTACTATTTTACTCATAGGTACGCTATGCTCGTTAGCCATATCTTTAATACGTTGGGCTAATTGTGTTATAGTGTTCTTATCTATTTTTACTATATGCTCTAAGCGTTTGCCGTTCCATACACAAATTATACTTTTATCGCTACCTAAACGGGCAACGTCTACGCTTATAAACTTACTACCCCCCTCTATAAAGGTATTAGTAAATAAGTCCCCTAGGGCGTTATAATTAAATAGTAGGGCGTCGTCGTCTGCGTATTCCCAATTACCATACAATAGCCTAGACTTTGTTAGAGGGTCTAGCTTTTCTAATTGGCTTATATAGTGAGGGCTTAAATATTTGTTATCAGTAGCTAACGCTTTTATAAACTTCCTATAGTCGGGTAGCTTACCCTCTACTTCGGGGCGGTAGTACTTTGTATATAGCCACCCTTTAGACGGGTTACACGTTAGTAGTATCTTAGGTATTAGATTATTTTCGGTTAGCTTATAACGTATTCTACTCTTTAGTATATCTACTGCCTTTTCTGTAACCTCTGCGCTCTCATCTATAAAAGCGTCGGTAATTTCTAACCCCCCTAGGCTTGTAAATTCGGGGTCGCTTGGTTGTTTAAATAAGTCCTTTAAATATATTATAGAGCCGTTAGTAAATGTTATAGTACTGTCTTGACCGTTATACCTAAAGTCTACGTTAGGCTCTAACCCTACTAGCTCGCTCATCTCAAAAAACGTATTTAGAGTAGTGGCTTTTAAGTTCTTTAAAACCGACCTACCTATAACCGACCTAGTACCCGCATATTGTAGCCGTCTAAATATTTGCCATAAGCACCCTAGAGCACTTTTACCCGAGCCCGCCCCACCGCCATAAAGTAACTCGGTCGTCGTACTATCCTCTAATACTTTTAGAGCTCTTAACTGTTTAGGGAATAGCTTAATATTTACGGCTTGGGTTTCCACTTGTTTAGTCCTCGGTACTAGTTACGTTTATTACTACTTGTTTGTCTCTTATTTCGTGCTCTATCTCTTGGCGTTGTAGTTTAGGTACTAGGAACTCGCTCATCTTTAATAAGATATTTAGAGCTCTCTCGGGGTCTTCCTCGGCTACGTCAGATAGCCAAACTTTCATATTAGGTAAATTATCCTCTACCAATAATTTAAAAGCCTCGCGTATTTCTTTAGTAGCTTTATTAGGTACACCCTTACGACTACCCGCTAACTTATTACCTACTTTAAAACTCATAGCTTAATCTTTATTTAATAGTTTGTAGGTATATACATATACAGCTATAGTAAGCGGTATTAAAATAAATATATATATCATAGCTTTAGGTTTGTGTCAAATTGTGTCTCTTTGACGTGTTAGTCTTCGTACTGTTCTACAACTTTATGTAGGTCATTAATTAATTTTACAACGCAAGGCGCACAACTAGACGGGCTAGCGTTACTGTTTAAATACTTTCTATGTAGCATAGCTATACGTCTATTTTGCTCTCTTGTTACTTTATCAACTGTATAGCTTAATAGTTCTTTTAGTTCTTTGTATTCTGCCTTTGTTATGTTTGCCTCTTTGCTCCATTTACCTAGGGGGCATTGTGCAAACTTTAACCTAGTCTTTATATTCATAAAGCACCCGCAAAGTTTATACTCCTTTTTTCTATACTTTACCGTATCGCCTACTATTGGCGTACCGCAAGTATTACTTTTCTTTTTAAAAAACTTACATTTACGGCAAGTTTTTAGCCTCTGGTTTTGTACGTCAGTCGGTGCAAACATTTACTTTGTCTTTTAGTTGTTTCTTTACCTTTCTTACTGTATTAAAAATAGATATTTTAGGTATGCCCGTCTCTTCTGCTAATTCGTTATACGTTAGGTTACTCTCATAGTATAATAAAAATAGGTTACGCTCGTAATAGTTAAACGTCTCTAGGGTAGTGTCTAGGGTTTGTTTTAAACGCTCTTTATAGTCTTGGGGTGTATCTATTACCTTTACATTTAAAAAGTGCTCTAAATCGCTTATATCTGTTTTTACCTTGTTTTTATTATATAGTATTCTCTTACGGTAAAATTGAGACTTTTTACTAAGCACTCTAACGGCTATTATTTTCTTTAGATAATTTAGACCGCCACCCTCTGCATATATCCATAGTAAGCGGTTAGTATCACTAGTTAATAGTTGTAGGTATACGTCTTGTACTACGTCCTCGGCTAGCCCCTTATCTCTTGTTAGTGGAGTAGCAAAGTGTACGAGCGCTTTAAAATGCTCGTAAAGTGCCTCTATTATCGTTTGCCTTTTAATGGTTTTAGTTTTAAACGGCTACTACATATAGCTAGCCTTTGTTTTTCGTTCTTATATTCGCTAGTCATTACCTCGTCAATCATACAACGCTCTATAAACTCTTTATTACTCTCGTTAGCTTTTGGTTTAGGTATAGGCATATATTAGCGTTTTAAATAGTTGTCTATTGTTTCTAGTGTTTGCTCTAGCCCCGTACATACTACCGCCTTATATCCTTTAGCGTTTAGTATCTCTAGTACTTTTTTTTGGTTAGTGCTTGGGTAGTTACCTTTTACTTTCAGCTCTAAAGCTAGACCGTTATATAGTACCCCGTCAATAGTGCGAGGCTCATATATAAAAAGGTCGGGAAAACCCGACTTGTAACCGCAAGCCTTATTTTTTACTCTCTGGCTTACGTATTTTTGATATTGACCGCCCGCGCTACCGTTATAGAATACGTTTTTATACTGCAAGTCTAAGTATATACAAACGTTTTTTTGTAGTGTATACTCGTCAGCTTTACGGCTCTTAATTTTCATAGCGGTAAAATACTACAAAAATTATACCCTTACAATAGCTAAACGCTTAATTTTTAGGGCATAAAAAAACCCCTACCGTTTAAAGTAAGGGTTTAATATTAAAATATACGTAACTGCGCTTTATGTTGTTCTATACGCTCTATAGCTTTGTCGTAGTAGTCTTTATCTAATTCGCAAGCCGT